CACGAAACTGGAAATTTCCGATTTTTTCGGCCAGTAGAGTGTCACCAATCTCGTCGGCTTCTTTCTTGGCCTTTTCCCGGGCCTTATCCCATCTGTCGCGGAGCATCTTCGCTGTCATGCGCTTACCGCGCGCACTAACAATTAGATAGCTGCAGATGTGCTGAGCATTGCGTTCTCCCATTTTCGCGATAAGCAGGCCCAGGCTGTTTGCCTCGCTGCCTGCGGTCATTTGGATTCGCAGCCTCTTGTGCGTCTTGTTCTGCTGCACTCTCAAGTAGCCCCCCTCGATATCATCCTTCCGCATGACCAGAACATCTGCTGGTCGTTGTCCGGTCAGGTAAGCCAGGTCCATCGCGTCTTTCAGCTCTTGAGCTGCCTTCTTGTAAACCGCATCCCAAACCACGTCATTTGCATAGTAGTCCCGCGGCGTTTCCTTATTCTTACGTACGCCTTGGCAGGGGTTTTCTTTGGTTGTCAAACCCCATTCCCGAGCGATATTGAAGACGTGGGAAAGGGTGGCGATCTCGCGATTAGCCCGAACCTTGGCCGTTCGTGCATCCCGGTATCCGGCGATTGTCGCTGGGGTGATTGAATCAATGGGGGCGCTGTCGAACATTGCCCGCAGTTGCTTGATCTCCGATAGGTTATCTTTTTGGGTGCGCGGCGCTTTCTTGGAGACGATGTCGCGGATGTATCTGTCGAAGATGCCTTTCATGGTGCGCAGGTCGAGCGGCTTTTCCTTGGCTTCGAGCTCCGCCCATTTGATCCTGGCCAGGTCAAGGTCCTTGCCCAGCGGGATCGCCTTTCCGGTCATGTCCAAGTAGTAATAGGCAATCCAGTCCTTTCCATTTTTCCGTGGCCGCGTCCACTGATACATCCGGGGCGGCAAATTGCGTGTTTCGGCGTTGCGGGGTCGCATATCAGTTCACTCGAGAATAATCTGGCGTCCATGCAGGTGCGGCCAGTGATGGGGTTTGATCTACGATGGCAGGGGAGAGCATTCCCAACTTCATGCGAGCATACATGCGGCCAACCAGAGGACGCTTGCCGCGGCTTTCTACGAACACCCACTGCCGATCAATCAACCAGCGTCGCTGGTACGCCCTAGCTTTGTATCCGGTGAGTTCGGCCAATTCATCATCGGAGAGAATTTCTGCTTCCATTTTCGTGCTCCATACCGCTAAGGTCGCGGCAGTAAGTAGTTGAAATTGAGCGCTTAACATCTGAACAATAGTTAATCAGACAGGTGTTTTTGGTGCGGCTGGGAAAAGATGCTGCCTGATGATAGGGTGGGGCTGTAAATCTATTAAAAATTCAAACACGATGTCCTGAGCTTGTATGTTTATTGCGGGTTAACTCTTAGGAGAAAAGAGTGGAAGCAGCGGTTATGGAAAAGCTTGATCTGAAGTCAAGGTATTTGTTTATTGATACTAGTATCTATCATGCTGCTAACTATCAGTTTTTTGCGTCCGACTTGGAGTCTATTACTAGACTCTTGGAGGGTGACAAGCTTACGTTGCTATTTACCTCTATAACTGTTTCAGAAATAAAAAGGCATCTAAAAGCTCAGGTAAATGATGCTGTTAATGCCGCAAGATCTTTCCGAGATAAAGTTAAGGTGCTGCGAAATTTACCTGATTTTTCGCAAAGTTTTATTTTTCAAGGGGTTGAAAGGGAAGCTGTTGAGGGTGAGTTGCTTGCTTTGTTTGAAAAGTTTTTGGCGACAAAAAATATTGAAATGGTCTCTCTTGATTTGGCATCCGCTGAGGTAGTGTTCGAGAATTATTTTTCACTGTTGCCGCCGTTCTCCGAAAAGAAGACTAATGAGTTTCGAGATGCGTTTGTGTTGGAGTCTCTGAAGTCCTATGCGATCGAAAATGGAGTCCGCATTCATATTTTAAGTACTGATGGAGATATGAAGGACTACTGCAATGGTGAATTTCATTTGCTTTGGTCTGACAAGCTTGGAGAGTTTGTCAATTCCGCAGTGCACTTAGAGCGGGTGGAGCCCGCTGCATTCGCAGATAAGGCATTTTCTGTGGTGGAGCAAGAAGTGTATTCATCCTTCATGGAGTATCTTGAGCATCAAGATTTCGGCGTCCTAGAAGAGGGTGGTGGTAGTTATCGCGTGAAAAGCTGTGAAATAGAAAATGTTATAGGTGTCAATCGCCGAGTGCTTGATGCAGACCGAATTTCAACTAAATATGCTTTGGATTATGAGTTTGAAGTGTCTTACGAGTATTTTAGAACTGATCTCGTGAAGGTTTGTTCTGATGGCTCGACATTAATTGAAACCAGCAGCAATTCGGCGCGTTATAAGAAAGTCGCTGAAGCAATAGTTTGGTTGAGCTATTTTGAGGGCGACCTAGACAGTGTTGAGCTTGAGGATTGTAGGTTCGCATTGCCCTCTGGCGATATCCTATGGGAGGACGAACGTACTTATTTTGCCACTACGAAGGAGGATTGTTTCTGAAGTCTATTCATTAGGTTATTAAGCAGCCGTCTTCCTATCCAGCGCACTACTGGAACTGCCTTGCTATTCCCGATCGCTTTGTAGCGAGGAGCGTCAGGGCAGGCCGGGCAGGGCCTGTTGAGCCAAGGGATTTGCGTATAGTTGTCGGTAAATCCTTGGCAGCGCTCCCATTCAATCACGCTTGTACGTCGCACGCCTGCGGCCTCCAACACATATGCCTCTCGGTCATCGAGAGAGCCACCCCCTTGTGCCGTGAGAGTAGGATGAACTGCGAGCTTCTCCGGCCATCCCGGCGGGCTATCCCTGCGAGTGCCTTCGCGCTCAAAAAGTACCTCGGTGGGATCGAATCCGTCTCGAGCACTTGCGACAACGAACACACGACGGCGTCGTTGGGCCAAGCCGAAATATTGGGCGTCCAGGACCCGCCACGCGATTGTTCTTTTGGGTCCATACACACAACCAGCGTCCGGCCATTTTTTCCCTGAAGGCTGCAGTTCGCGGTCTTCCCCAGCAAGCGCGCCAAGAAAACATCCGAAGGCGTTCCCTTTGTCGCTGAGGACGCCGGGGACGTTTTCACAGACGACAATGCAGGCCGGCTTTCGCTGGGCGGCTCGAACATAGTCAACTGCATCTGCTAGCTCCACGTATTTGATTGTGAGTGCGCCGCGCGGGTCTACGAGACCGTTGCGCATACCAGCCACGCTGAACGCCTGACACGGTGTTCCACCGACGAGGACGTCCGGGGCGGCAATTTTACCGTTCAGCACCTGGGCGCCGAGTTTGGTCATGTCGCCGAGGTTCGGTGTGTTCGGGTAGTGGTGAGCCAACACCGCGCTTGGGAATGCTTCGATCTCGGCGAACCAGGTGGCGCTCATGCCGAGCGGCTTCCAAGCCAAACTTGCAGCCTCGATGCCTGAGCACACGCTTCCGTAAGTAATGTGCAAGGGACTACTCGCAGGAGAGGTTCCGGGATCTGCTACGGGGTTAATGCAGGAAACACGGGGCATGACTTCGTCCTTGCCGCTATAGCGGCTGACTTTGAAGGAGGAGGGGGGTAGCGATACTTAATAGGTGATCACCGCGAAATTACTTGTACAGGCTTCTGGTATTTGTATAAGAAGCTGTCAAACTTCAGGAAGCAGAATCGCGCTTCAAAACCTGCCCGCTACGCCGCGATCGCACTTTCGAGAACTACCATGACTTCGAATGACGACTTCAGATTTCAATCGCACGCTCTTCTTGTAGAGCTCGACGCTGCTACAACCCAATTGATGATGCTAGTAGTAACCGGTGAACTCTCAGGACCCGCCTGGGATGAAGCGTTCGCCCGGCAAAGCGCCGCCTACACCGCATGGTTGAAAGCGGCAACCGGAGTGAGCGTTGACCCGATGCCGGTTCTTGATGGGCGCCCACTTGATCGCGAGAACCCGACTGTAGAGTGAGGGATGGCTTTTTGCCTCAATAGGCGAAGCGGCCTATATCGTCGAAAATCGCTGTCCTGCCAACGGGTGCCTATAGGAAGAGGACATGTCCCGCAACAGCCTGGATAGGCCAATCGCCCACGAATATCGAGGGCATGAAGTGATCATCAAATTCGACTGGGACAAGCCGAACGACGAAGCCCCCGTGGGTGCTCATGTCATTGAGGCCAGCGAAGTACCAGGTTTTGCCAACACTGTTGCCGATCTCTCTGGCCCGTGGGAGGACTATCAAAGCGCGCTGGCGGAGGCGCTGGCCACCGCTGAGCGATGGGTCGACAGTCAATTGCCATAATCGGCTGTCGACTATTTGCTGAGGTGGTCTTCTAGGAAATGCTCGGTGAAGGGCTGCTCCGGCGTTTCAGGCGATGGCGGATGCGAAGCGTTCCACTGCTCATATGCTTCTTGGGTGTTGACTGCTTCGATCTTCTCATCGCACTGGTTGCACGCCGCCACACCGCCGGACGCACCGACATCGCGGTGACCTTGTTTGCACGGGTTCATGTGCCAGTCGTCATCCTGTTCTTGTTCAGCCACCTCAACCACCAGGTGCTTACCGCAGGAATGGCAGAAGTTCATGCCGTTCTCTTCCGGACCGTCATCGTGAAATGACCACGTAGAGCCGCAGCCGGTGTTCCAGATTCCGCTTTCGTCGTCTTGCCACCATTCACAATCGCCGCCGGCGAAATCATCAATCCGCTGATCCGCTGCGTTCAGGCGCTGCTGCAGTGCTTGCTCGCGTTTCTTCGTTGATTCGAGGTGCTGCGCCAGGGTGCAGGCGAAGTCCCCGGCCAGTCGCTCATCAATGTACTGGCGGTACTCGTGACGCTTGAGCACGGTCTTGAAAAAGTGGGCGATGTAACCGCGCCCGCCATCTGGCGTGTTGAGGTCAAAGCCAGGATCGACCGTTTTGTTTTCTGTGGGCATGGGGCGTCCTATGCCGGGGCATGCCCGGGCGGTGGAGGGGTCGGGGAGGACTTGAGACGAGCTAGTGGGCCAAGAGCGAGCGCCTAATTTGCTCGGTTCAGCTATGATCGGTAACTAAATGGCTTTGGTGGACATGGATGAAAAATTTTCTGTTTTGGGTGGGTGTATTGATTGCCGTTTTCGCGCCCGTGCCGCTTGCGGTCTTTCTCGACTCGGCGAAGTTCGGGGTTCTTTGTTTTGTATCTGGAACACTTTCGGTGCTTTTTTCCAGAATTGATTTGCTGGAGGAACTGTCTGTCGGCCCCTTAAAGGCGAAGCTCCGAGAGGCAATAAGCGAGGCGCATGCGACAGTTGAGCAGCTTCGGACGTTAGGGGCTGAACTTTCGAACATGACTTTATCGCTACTCATCGCCACCGAGTTCATGGGCGGGATGGATGTAAAAGCTAAATTCGAGCTTCATAGGAAAATCATTGAATGCTTAACCGCATTAGGGGCAAGCAAGGAACAAATCCAAGGCGCTCAGGGTAACTGGGTCAAAGGTGTTTCCATCATGTATTACCGG